GAATATAAAGCAACTTTTTTTCCATCAGGAAAAATACGAATTGATTTGCGTTTCAAAACAATGATGTTTGGAGGATCATTCTTGAAAGACATATTTTCAGCAACAATCTCATTGTTGTCTGTATCTTCTTTTGCTTTTGTAAGAAAAGTTGTTAAAGTTTTCATTACTTTCTTTCAAAGAATTTTTTGCCAACTATTATCTTTTTATTTTCAAGAAGATCAACTGCTTTTCTTGAAATAACATTTGCAACGTCTTCTTTTAGAGTGTTGAACTTATCATCGTAGATATTTTCTACAATGTTTTTTACAATTTTATTGCTCATATAACATTTCTCCGATCTTTAATTATTCTTAGTATATTATTTAGATTGGATTTATCTTCCATTTTTAGACCAGTTTTTACCATGTTATCTAATGATGACATGTCAGCTGTTGTCATGTTTTGAGTACTTGTATCTGAGTCTGCACTCTGAGATTGATCACTTTGTTGCTGATCTTGTTGCTGTTGATCTTGTGGTTGTTGATCAGGTAGCATAGAATCTTGTTGCATTTTTTGCATTTCTTGCTGTTCATCTTCAATTTGCTTTTTAATTTCAGCAATTTCATCATCTGTTTGATTTAGAATATTTTTTCGAACCCATTCAAGTGAAAAATATTTGCCAATATACGGATCTGCTAATTGAAGAACACCTATACGATTTTGAATTAATTCAGCTTTTTTTAATTCATCAAAATTATTATCAGTTATGAAATCATAATAGATATTTTCTTTAAAATAATCCCATTCTTCAACAGAACAAATGCCTTTTAAAGATAATTGAATACGCAATGCTTCATCAAATATTGTAGAAAATTTGTTACGAAGTCTAAACACAAACTTTGAAAATTTTAATTCATCTCTTGTAATTTCAGATGTGCGACCAATTGAGAATCCTTGTTGCATTTCCAGACGAGAAATTGGAATGCTTAAAGATTTGTATAACTTTCGTTCAAAGTACTTGACATCTTCCATTTCACCAAGATTTTGACCGCCAGGAAGAGTCTGAATTTCTGTGCCCTTACCACCTTCACGACGTGGCAACCAAAAGTCTTCAAGCATTGATAAATGCTTGCGATCATCTCTAATTTCACCTGTGCTTGAATCGTATACAAGTTTGTTGCGATACTTGACCATAATATCGCGAAGATATTGTTCAGCTTTGACTTTAGGTAAGTTACCTACGTCAATGTAGAACACGCGACGTTCTGGTGCGCGAGATAGACGATAAATGACTGTTGCATCTTCGACCATACGCAATTGATTTAGCGGCTTGATCGCTTTATGCAAATATGATAGAACCATTGCACGACGAGAATCCATCAAACCAGAATTTACATTAAGTATTGAATCTGGAGCAATTCTCATACCAAGATTTGAATGTGCGCCAATAATACCTCTTTCATTGTAAAGATAATATTCACGAACTGTACGAATGATATCAGCACCAGTTGCCGCATCTTTTGTTTTTTGAATTTCTCTTACTTTACGAATACGTCTTGGATCTATGTAACGTAATTCTTTAATACCATCTTTTGGTTTTGATTCATCGATAATAACATGGTAAAACATTCTTCCGTCAATATACCAACGACGAAATAGTTCAGAACCCATGTTTCCAAAATTCAACATTCTTAAAATAATTTCAAATTCTTCTCTAATTTTCTTTTTAATTGAATCTGGTTGATTTAGATCATCAAGATTAATTGTTAGTGGTTGTGTATGACCTTGCATAACAATAGCTTCATTGACAATATCATCAATTGCTGTTTCAAGTTCTGGCTGCATAGCCATTTCACGATATCGTGTGATGAGTTCGATTTCATTTCGAACAACACCTTCCAAATCGACATAGGTGCCAAAATACGCTCCTGTTTGAAGCGTAACGGCACCGTCGTCATTTTGAGGAAGAGCAAAGGACTTTTCAGTTATATTTTTTGCGTCCTGTTGCTCTTCCTGCTTCTTGGTCTTTTCGTTTGTTATTTGAAACCCAAATAACTTCCAATTAGCCATTTACTTTTCCCTTCAAAGAAAACATGATAAAAAATTGATTCATCAAGTAGTTTGTGAACTCTGCCAATACTGATACTGTAGTGTTACAGTAAATTCTTCAATCGTGTCATTTGCTCCCCAATCAAGATCAATTGGTGACATATCAATTGGGAACATACCAACAAAATTGTAGATTTTTAGAACATTTCCAGTTTTACCATATTGCAAAACTTGACTATCTGCTGTATATGAAATTGGAGAAGGAAATCCACTATTTCTTTGATTCAATGCATGTTGATTGATTGCATTCATCCATCTTTCAAACTTGTTTCTAATGATAAAATCTTCATCATTAATTACTGTAATAGTCCAATCAGGAAATGTTCTATTTCCTGCTAGTTTTACTTCTCTACCAAAATACGGTATAACAACAGATCCAATACTAGAACCAGGTAATTGAGCAGATCTAATCATAAAAGATGCTTCTTCAACCTGATCGTTACCTACTACTGCTGTTGGGAAATTTAATCTTACTTCAAATAGATTTGGTCTTGCACCATCATTTTGAAGTTTAGCACGAAATTGTTCAACTTGAAAGGCCATTTAATATACTCCTATCTCTTTCTATTTATTAGAATTTACCAACAATTTCATCGAACGCGACACCAGATCTAACAGCAACGAAGTTCAATTGAATGAAGTTAATTGAACGCGCTGGTTTGATGTAAATATCTCCGATAAACTCATTACGATCAATTACTTCAGGAGTATTATTAGTTGTATCGCAAACAACTCTATAATCAAATATACCACGACGACCCTGAACATCTCTCAAGAAAGGATCTACAAGAGATACAAACTGTGCGCGTGTAAATTCGTCGTTAAATTCAAACAATGAATACTTTGCAGCAGTAGCAATTGCTTTTTCTAAAACAATGAACAGACGACGAACATTGATGCGATCAAAAGCACTTGGTTTCGTTAACATTGTCTTATCGCCAAATAGAACTGTACCTTCACCAGTAAAGCTAACAACTGGATTTACACCAGATTTATACAAATCATCTCTATTTGTCTTATTTGGATTCCAAGCAAGTTTAACTACATTCTTTAAGAATCCACGATTAAATCCTGCTGGCGAATACCAAGGATCGCGAGTATTGTCAGTATTTACACACAAACCTGCAATATCAGCGTTTAGAGGAATCCAACGATATGTGTTGTTGTACTTGTCGAACATATATTTCCAACCGGAATCATATACACCATAAGATGTAGAACGATTAATTCCAGTAGACGTATTATTTTTTTGATCTATAACATCAGTTGTTTCAGATCCAGGATTTCCAACAACGTCAGATTGTGCTGGAGAGAAGAATGCTACGCAATCTTTTCTATATTCAGCAATATTATCAATAACATGTTGTGCTACTGTAGAACTTGCATCACCTGTAATCAACAATGATACATCAACTTCGTCAGCATTTTTCATTTTATCCCATGCTACGATTTTATCTGCATTTGTTGCTACGTTATAAGAACCATTTGATAATACTGTACCATTAAATACATTTAGTCTTGCACCATCTAAATCAGTAAACAATACAACAGTTACTTCGCCGCCAGCGCCACCTGCAGGAAGTGTTATTGTTGGTGCCGAAGTGTATCCTGTTCCAGTACTTGTCACGTTAACAATGTTCACAATTGCTCCAGAACCATTAACTAAAATTTGAGCGTTTGCGCTTACTCCATTTGTGCTACTAAATCCTAAGTAACCACCGTTTGAATAGCCAGATCCGCCTGAAACTATCGTAAATCCGCTAACATTAGCTATGTTAGAAGATCCTGTAAGACCGCTATAAGATACGCCATTAGTTGCAGGTGTACCCCAATTTGTAGTGTTTGCTGGATGTGAAATCCAATGAACCCACTTAGATTGATTTGCTATAACATCAACATAGAAATTTGGCGATCCATCCCAATTTTTTGCATCCGATGCAACAGATAGATTTTTAAATGTTTCTAAGACTGAACCTGCTGCATTTGCTCCTGCAGGTGTTCCACCCGTAGCAATAGCACCATTATTGTCAATAACAACAACATGAATTTCATCGTTTGCTGCACCTTTAGAAGCAGCATATTGAGATGTTCCAGGAGCCGCATCGAAGAAAGATTTCCAAGCCCAATTTGAGAATTGTGCTGAATCACGAGCAGGTAGAAAAGCAACTTTTATAGAATTACCTAAAGGTCCAGGATATTTTGCAACCCAACCAGGGCCACTTCCTGTCGCGACTATAGAACTATTTTGTGCAAGATTATTTGTTGTTGCATTTGTTCTATAATCATTAAACCAATCATTTTCGTTTTCAATTCTAATTTGCGAACCATTTGAAGTCGCATTCCATGATCCGTTATTTAATGCACGAACAACTTTTAGATTATTTCCGTAAGCAAGGAAACTTGCTGCTGAAAAAAACGAAACTGCAGAATTATTCGTTGGTTTACCGAAAACGGACGCAAGAGTGATTTCGCTGTCGACAGTTACTACCGTATTTGCCGGACCCCATTCAAAATCACCAACTAACCCACCTGTTGTAGTAGAAACTGCGGGAATTATTGTTGTTAGATCGATTTCATTAGTTACTACACCTGGACTCAATTGAAATGGCATTGTTTACTCCTTTCAGAAGTAGAAATCTTTGACGATTATATGATATTATTTATAGAAATTAAATTTTTCAAATTCGGCCTCTCCAATCATATTCGTAACTATCTAAAGGAGCTTTCAATTTACGCTCCTCAAGCCATTGTCTTTCGATGTCAGCCATTTCCATATTTCTATCATTTATACCATCATCAATAATGCCGAACGGCACTAAATCATCTTGCGATATATTTAGTTGTTCTTTTTGAAGAACTGTGCGAATATCGCCGTTTAAAGACTCTCTAAAGTTTCTTTGAGCTATAAACCAAGCAAAAATGACCAAAGTCATAGCCAAATCGTCATGACTACCCTCTTCAGCAGCAAAAGACTCGCGAGTAGCTACAAATGTCATCAATTCCATTATTGTATCAGAATCCATGATCAACAACTTGTCGCTTTCAATCAATGTTTTCAAATTCGAACAACCAATTCTTTTTGTGGCCACAGATGTCTTGACACCAAACTGTATCTTTTTTGTATGCCCAAATGACATTTGCTGCCCTTGTCGAGGCTTTATTTGTATCTTAACAAGATTATCATATTCAAGTTCATGATGTAGAATATCAGCTATCTGTTGACCTATATCATTAATTTCAACTAATACATATGCATTGTTATATGCTGTAGCTGCATTAAATATAATTGTCGGATAGAGCAATGGTGAAATATTTTTATCTCTATATTTTGCAACTTGTTTGTATGGTATACTGGTAACATCTATAATTGAAAATGCCGAATAATCAAGACCTTGACCTCTTGATACATCAACAGTAACCACATAAGTATGACCATTTTGAGGTTCTTCAATTATATCTAGTCCCCCATCTTGACGAATTGGATTATTGAATACAAGAGTTTTCAATTTTGCACCAGATATCAACGTATGAGATGAACCTACAAATTCGGTTTCAAACTCGACCCTAAACTGATCAACTGATGTATTTCTTATTGTTTCTTCTTTCCATCTTTCATCACGACCTGGTACTTCTGACCAATGAACTTCAATCGGCACATAATTGCTTCTCTTGCTTGTTGCATCTGCCCACATGCGATAGAAATGATTCAAGCCATTTGGTGTAGAAACAACAAGAACCTGTGATGTTTTACCAGAAGAAATAGTAGGATAGACGGAATTGAAAAATTGATCTGCTTGATTGTTTGGAACGAACGCATATTCGTCAAGAAATAGAATGTTATATGATCCACCACGAACTGCGCTTGATGATGTTGCAGCAGCTAGAACTTTTGATCCGTTTTCAAGTTCAATGTTACCTTTGTTCCAGGTCACAATTCCTTGTTGCAACCAAATTGGCAAATTTTCATATGCAAGCTGTAGACGACTCAATAGTTCGCGAGCAGTTGATCCTTTATTTGCAAGCATTGCAACACTTGTGTTATCACGAAATAGAATCTGATGTAAAAGATATGCGATAATCGTTGTAGATTTACCAACCTGACGTGGCATTTTACAAACGACGAAACGATTTTTGTGAAATGTTTCAAGCATGTGTTTTTGGAATTTCCACATCTTGAAAGGAACAAGACCTTCATCGACGTTGACAATCTTGATGTAGTTCAATGCAAAGTAAACAGGATCTTCGGAACATCTCACATATTCCTTGACTTGATCCTCAGTCCATTCAATCTTGACGCCTGCGCGCTTAAGATTCGGATTGGACATATATGCAATAGTATCAGCCATCGGTCTGTTGTTCTTTGTTTTGTCTTAATAGTTTTTGAAGTTCTGCTGTTGATCCAACAAATACTGCATTTTGTACATTTACGCCGCTAGAAGACTTTGGTGTATCTTCATTCAATTCTTTCATTTTCTTTTGTAGATCAATCAATTCTTTTGTTACTTCTGATATGTTCTTTATCATACCAGCAACAACTTCATATGCTCTTGGACTTTCGCTTTGTTTAGCGACAAAGAGCAATTCATCAAGTGCTTCTTCACCTTTTCGAACAAGATTACGAATTGTTTGACGACTTAAATCGTAATCTGTCTGCGTATCATTTTGAGGTTCTGCTTGAACAGGAATCACTTCCTGTTTCTTTACTGGTTCGATATTCAATATCTCACTCAAGTTATCATCAATCTTGCTCATTATAATCCTAGTGTATTGGGAAATTCTATTATCGTTTCCGTAAATCCAAAGTCGCTATTCACATTTGCAGTTGTTGGATCTGGAACAACTGTTGCAATTACCAGTTTGATATTTGAAACATACGAACTTGATACATTCCAATTAGCTCCAGATGACGCGCCAGTTATTTCTACATTACTTACAAAAGCACCAAACGAATTTTTCGATCCATACACATTTTTTATGTATAGCTTTCTATTTGATGTATCATGTTCAATGACTTCAGCTTTTGCATCAGCAAATTCATATGAAGTGCCTTGCCAAATTGTTTCTCCGGTCTTGAACGAACTAAATCCCCCCGATTGAAGATCTAGAACATATATCGAAGAACCACCAGATGTTCCGCTTGAGAATGTACCATACATATTCGTATTTGCTTTTTTAATGATCTTGGAATCTGAAATAGGACCAAATAGCATTGCTTTGACCGTAAATGTCAAATCAAATATGACAACACGAGTTGCATCTTGATCGTGTGGTCCTTCAGAATCAACAGTATATCTAACAGACTTCAATATGATCGGAACATCTTTCTTGATACCCATTGTGCTAACAAGATCTAGAGTCATGGTATAGTCGGGATTGAAAATCGGCAAGATTTGTTCTACAATCTGCCAACCATCTTCAATATTACGAACATATATTGAAAGACTAAAATCATAATTATATGGAACGCCCATGTACTGTGTTTTTTGAGTTGTATTTGTAGCAGTAGCAAGATTTGTGTTTCGTATCATGCTACTTTGTTTTCTAGAAGGATCATAATCGACGCCTGAGATTTCAAAAGACATTCTAGGTAGTGTTACCTGAATACTCTTTAGCAAGTTTGGATCGCCTTTTATGCGACTATAGAATTTTTCTTTCTGTGCATATACTATGGGAACAAGAACACGCTCAAGTTCCGTTGTTCCTGCCTTATTGTATCGCACAAGTTGAATTTCATTGAATAGTGATCCAAATGCAACAACAATTTTTCGTGTGATACGATGATAGAAATGATTGCCAAATATTCCCGACATCAAGGTTCTCCGAACGGATTAGTTTCGGTAAAATCAATGATGCCATTTGCATCAGTTTGTATCTCAAGATTGTTTGTCAATTCGTCAGATACTCCGTCGAAATCTTGTCTATTGAATGTAGTCAATGTGAAGTTGGCATTTGATGTTGATCCGATAACATTAGCTCCTGTAGAAAAAGTACCCTTGATATTGATCAATTGTAGCATATTGTTTGATGGGAACCAATTTTTCACTATCGCAGTCGATGTTGCTGATGCTAGGCTTGAACCCTGATACACGATCTCTTCTCTCTTGTATGCGCCGCTTCCTCCAGCAACCATTGCCATGTTTTGTGTATAAGAATATGCGCGACCAACATCATCGATTTCCTTGACGCCCGTCGCAAATCTTTCATTTGAAAACTTGTATAGTTCCATGCTCAATTCATAGAAATAGAATAGTGGAGGACGACGACCCAGAGTATAGAAGTTTCTTTCTTCTTCCACATACTTGATTTCATATAAATTGGCTAAAGCTGCAATATAAACAAGATCTCCTTCACGAGGTCTTGGATATGTTGCGACGGGAACATACTTTTCGTATGTGCGACGAGCAACAATTACTCTAAGGGAGTCTCTAATTTCTAGACCAAACTTGCTAAAGAATTCGCCAGGACCTTCAAATCCAGCAACCGATTGAATGTACATTTCCATTGAATATGCAGCATTATAAAGCTTTACTGTATCTTCTCCATAAATCAAATCTTCATCGCTCAAAGATTTTCTTGGTACATAATATACATCAGTGCCGTATTGTCTTATGGATTCAATGATAAGATCTTCAGCAAGAAGCTGTTCTTGCGTAACTACACCTGGAAAATTATTGAAGTAGTGATTTACTGCCATATGTTATACTTTTTTCTTTATTTTACCTTTAACCCATTGAGTTCCTGGACAAATAGAACTTCTTTTATTTATTATGCCATTATTCCACCAAAAAGAATTCTTGAACATATCAATATTTTTGGGAATACGTCCCTTTAGTTTTTCACTTATTTTCACGCTTATCTGATCTTGTAATTCTTTAGAATGTTTCCTACCAAAAAATGGATTATTTTCACGACTCAGTCTATCACTCAGTTTTTGCTTTGTTTCTTTCGAAAGCTTTCTACCCTTTAAGCTAATACTATTAGCTTGACCAATTTTTCTTTTTGTTTCTTCAGTTCTTTTCTTACCCCTGTTAGAATTAGCTCTCTTCGTCTTCTCTTCCTCACTTTGTACTCTATCTTTATTCTTCTCCCAAATAGCTTCCATTTTTTCGCGAACATCATCACGAGACATAGCAGCTTTTGTATTTT